TCTTGCATTCTATATGCTTGACGCTCCCAAGGTTGCTTGCTGTATGGTGTGTCTGTGTAGTCTTTACCTTTCCACATCCGACGACCATCTGCGTAATCTTTGCACAATCCAGTTGCCCACTGCCAAACATGAACCATTTCGTGCATTACAGTTTTGATAACATCTTCCAAGTTCTCGTACTCGTCAAACTTCTTGTGAAGATCAATTCTGAAGATGCGACTGTCTGCACTTTCGCACCAACCATAGACACCTTCGCTTTGGAGTGTCTCACGCAACTCGATCTCGATGTCGAGTGTTCTCATTCTTGGCATTAGTTCTTTGATGCACCAGTTAGTGATTCCCTCAACCAACTTTCGATTCTTTTTCGTACTGCCTGTCACGAGAACAAAATTCATTAGTCGTTTTCCTTGTAGAGGAAGTATCCAATCGCGGGAAGTTTTGGAGTGTAGTAGTCGTCACGCAAGTCGCCTTCCATGATCTCAGTCTTGCTTCCGTTCTCCCATTCAATGTCGACTTCTACACCTTGTGGAGTCACTTCGTACTTTGCTACCGTTCCGTACCATTCTGGGATTGTTGCTCCGAACAATCCCCTTACTTCATCACCTATCTTCATTAACGTACTACCTTAGCAGTTGCCAAAATTTCACCTTTCACTTCGCCTAACTTGCGAACCATTTTGATTGCTTTCATCATCACATCGCGCTTGCTAGTACCGAAAAGGCGAAAGGTCTCTTTAACGCCCAAGTCACGGGCATCTACTGTCACATCAAATAAGGTCATAATTTCTTTCTCTCTCTCAATCAACACGGGTAGTATCTCACGAAAAAGGGGGTCTCGTCAACCCCCTTTTTTCATTTTTTACTCCCTTACAAATCAAGTAGTTATAGACTTTTCCTCAAGTTGTTTCTCCAATTCTGCAACTCGACGTTGCAGTTTGCGAACCATTTCTCGTAGTGTATAAAAGTCTCTATCCGACAAGGTAAGTCTCCTTTGTTGATTTTATTTTACATTATGGATTAGTAACCCCGATTTTGTCAAAAATATTAGACCATCTTTGGATCGATAGTCTTGTTCATAATATACATCGGTGATACCAGACTGTGCAATCAATTTCGCACAGTCAATGCAGGGAGAGTGAGTACAGAAAAGAACTGCCCCATCCCCTGACTCTGTTGATTTTGCTAACTTCGTCAATGCGTTTGCTTCTGCGTGTAGCACTTCGTCTTTTGTGTGTCCGTTCTCTTCGCAACAGTTATCCCAACCAGTGGGCATGCCGTTGTATCCGATTGAGATGATGCGGTCATCCTTGACCACAATTGCTCCGACCTTTAAGCGTTCGCAATGAGAGAGTTGCGCGAACCGCTTGGCAGTATCCATGAAGGCATCAACAAACTTCTTTTTCAAAACTTCATCCCACTAAAATCCTTGCGACCTGCTTTCTTGGTGACCCACTGCATCGAGTCTTCTTCTTTGGCACGACTACCAAAGGTACTTTGATCAAAGATGGGTTTATCATCGTAACCTACATCCTCTTGTGCTGTTTGTTCGCAGTCGAACAGACGCATCTTAGACCGATCTACACCGACAACGAATCGCTTTGGATTTGTATCTGAATAGCGATTCTTCAACTGTTTCACCATGATCTGTCCCAAGTCTTCTAACTCTTCTGAACTGACCAAAGCGATCATTAGATCTGCCGTTGCGGGTAGACCGAACGACTCACTTGTGTCGGTCAACTCGACATCTGAGTTACCGTAACCGCTTCGTGTCGTCTGTGTGGCAGACACTAATGGTACATTAAACTCCACTGCTAATCCACGCAACTCTTCTGCGATTGCTTTGATAAGAGTGTAGGAGTTGACTTGTGCTCCTGCTTTGACTCGTGAGGAAGCACAGATGTTGAGATAATCGACATAGATAATGTCTGGCACAAACGACCGCTTCAATCGCAACTCGTTGAGCAGATGTCGGAAATGACCAGAACCCGCACTGGCAGTAGGATACTCTTTGACAATAAGTTTACCACTTGTCTTACCCCTTACCCTTTCAATCTTCTTGTCGTACATGTCCTTAGAGAGTGCCTCAAGGTCATCCAGAGTGACATTCAAAAGGTTCGCATCGATTCGTTGTGCTATGCGCTCCTCGGACATCTCCATAGTCACATACAAAACATTTTTTCCGTCCAATAGATTAGCAGATGCCATGTGACACATCGCAAGTGATTTACCGACACCTGTACCTGCGAGGATGATGTTGAGTGTCTTGTTTGGCAATCCACCCTTGGTAATTTTATTTAGGTATTCCAAGTCGAAAGGAATGCGTTCTTCGACCTTGTGGTAGAAATCATAACGAGAATCTGCATCATCAAGAAAGTCGTGTCCGATGTTAGGATCAAATGATACCGACAATGCATCTGACAATAACTCAGGGATTGCCCCTTTGTCGTTCTTCTTGTCGTTGCCATCAAGGATTGAAATCGAGTTCATGATTGCGTTGTAGATTGCTTTCTCTTGACACCACTTCTCAGTCGTGTCGGTCAACCATTGCTTGTCTACATCTTCACCATTGAGTTGTGAGATAAGAGAAGAGGCACTGCTGAACTCTTCATCGGATAGATCATCACGACTATCCATCTCAAGTGTCAGTGCCTCTTTAGTAGGAAGATTGTTGTACTTATTGATGAACTTATCGATCTCTTGATATACAGTCTTCTCTAAACGATCATGGAAATACTCAGACTTTAGATAAGGAAGTGTGCGTCTCGCAAAGTCCTCATCATTCAGCAGATGCCTCAGTATCACCAGTTCCGTCTTTGCCATCATTCAGTTGCTCCAGTTGTTCTTCGATTACAGATGTTAGAATATCCCCTATTGTACTCTCAAACTCATCTGTTGTCAAGTCGAGTTCTTTGGGGTTGTCCAATGTAATCGTGTTGAATGATAGAACAACATCGCCTTCCTCTTCGTTAATTGATACGGTATCGTACTGATATACAACACCCTCATAGTCGCCTTCTTCGATTTTGACTGCCCAATGATTCTCGTGAAACGAGTTATCGTGTTCAATCAGTTGATACTTCAGTGGCATCTTCTTCTCCGTTATTCACATAGATTGACCAGTTACCATTACCGTGATCAATCCAATAAGTTTTTTGACCTGCTTTCCAGTATTGAAGCAGTCCAAGTTCGTCTGGAAATGTTATTGAGGTTTCTCCATTTTCATTTGCAGTTACATCAATCTCATAGACTTTAGTCTTCGTGATTGTCGGTATCGGTATTGGAAACATCTTCTTCTCCTATTCCTACTTGTCCATACATGAACTCTTTACTCGCGGCAACTTCTAATTGTGCCATAATGTCATCGGTAAAGTATTGTTCTGGATTTTCATTAATTGCCTTACCAAACACCTTGCGTCCATCAGGCAACTCATATCGTGTAGACACCTTCTTTATAATGTCATACTTCTCTGCCAGATCAAGAAGACCGTAATAGCGATCAAGACCACTGTCATAAGACAGTTTGACAAATACGTCTTTATTTTCTTTTGTGAATCGCGATTTGTGCATCCTGACCTTGATAAGGTTTCCAACGATGTCCGTACCGTCTTTGTCCTTCTTCTTTGTAAGCATACAGATAGATGATGCCGCATACTTGAGACCTGATCCACCAGAAATTTCTTTAGTTGGTACATACGCTCCCACCACATCGTAAACATGGTTAGTGACAAGCATCGGCACATTTGCCTTTGCCAACTTGAGAGAAAGAACTCGGAACGTACCACGCAACAATTGTGCCTTGGTCATGTCTCGTGTATTCTTACCACTTGCTGTATCTTCCAATTCTTTCTCTGACGAAAGCATACCCAATGAGTCAAGCACCATCATCATTGGCGGTTGCTCTTTACTTTCAAGATACTGATCGAGCATACGCACTGCTTGAGTACGAAACTCTTCGATAGACTGTGGTTCAACAATTGCCACACGCTTGGCATCAATACCACGATCAGTCATCATCTTCTTGGTGACTGCCGCTTCTGTGTCAAAGTAAATGACACCGCCCTCTGGATTCTGATCGAGGAATGTTTTAAGCACTCCAAGAACAAAGAAAGTTTTACCAGTGGCAGACTCACCTGCGAATGCGGTGATCTTATTGTTAGGCACACCACCATACATCGAACCACTTAATACTGCATTCATAATGTATGAACCAGTGTCAATAGAACCAGAATACTCTGAACTATTACCACCGTCTTCAAGGATGTTTGCGTTATCAAACCCCTTGACCAAATCACCTAGAAAATTCACGATGTATATACCTCATCCATCTTATCACGAAATTGCTCAATCTTAGCAAGACGATCTTTACCGTCCCACTTGATATAATCCTTATCTGGGTTTGCCGCTAGATTGTTGAGCAGAGGCAAAACCATGTTGTATAAAGTATCGCACTTTTTCTTGTATTTGTCAACCTCTGATGCGGTTGACTCTGCTGAAGATTTTACTTGTTGGACGATCTCTAAGTCGTCTTCGTCCACCATCGTGAACCCAAAATCGAAATCAGACATTCTAGTCTCCTTTGTTCTCAAACGCACCACTAATTAAATCTAGTGATAAATTATTCCATCCAGACACAGTATTTGAAATTCTAAAAAAGCATGTAAGTCTCCAAGATTCAGCACTTTCATTTACTGGTTGGATGCAATGTGGAATGTGTGAAGGAAATACCACCGCACTATTTGGATTAGGATGAATTGTAAATTTATTGCCTATTCTTAATTCTCCATCCCAAGAATCATTCCATGCCAAGTGTGGATAGTAAATAATGCTAAATTGTAGTTTGTCATTATTGTCTGTGTGGAAATGCGACATTCCTTTATGCTGCGGACCTTTTGCCAAAATGTTCAAAAAATCAATCTGTGAGGGATTATAATAAAACCCATTAGAAATGTCCGTATCATCAGCATAGATGTAATTGAAAATATTTTCTCTCATCATCATAAAAACTCCAATGAGAAAAATGTTCTTGCTTTCAAAAATCTCAACAGAACCCGGTCTGGAGGTTAGCGAAAAGGGTTCGTTCATAATGGTGTTATGGATAGTTTGATGCATCCCATCAGATAAGACATTATCAAAATAATAAACGCCCTTTGTTAATCTAGTGTAGTTCATCGTTTTAAACCAAATTTTATATATCGATACCACAGTCGTTCATGCCCATAGTACAGCACAAACTTAATGATCAAGTCCGCAACGAATACTGCTCCTACTGCCTTTGGAGGTAATCCAAAGTACCATGCTATAAGGGCAGTGGTAATCGATGCGATAATTCGCCATGTCACTGCCTTGGCAAGGTGTCTGCTTTTACTTACCTCACTCATACAAAGTTTTCATCCATTGGTTTCTTTTCCCAAAGATTGGATGCAAAAGTCCAACGAGGACCGCTTTCTTTTGTAATCGGTGAGACAGAATGATATGAACCAGAATCGAAAATAACTAAACGATTAGGCACTGCTTGGATTCTCTCGTACTCACCTTCTCCTCGATCAATCTGTAAGAACCCACCAATCGGTGTTTCTTTGTGAGCATACCAAACACAACCGATTCTTGGAGTGACAATCTCGCCAGTTTGATTCCAATGTTCTTCGTCTTTGTCGTTGTGCCAATTGAGTTCTTCTTGTGCTCCAACCGCAAAAGGATTAGTCCAATACTCATACCCCTCAGATACAAAGTCAAAGTTAAAGTATCCCCAAATAGAGTTGGCAAGGTCTTCCCACATATTTGAGATTTCTTGTGAGTGTGGTTTCCAAGCATAAGGTAATGGAGTTTCCCAATGCTCTTCCTTTTGAACCTCTTCCATAAACTGAAGGTCTTGAATAAAGTTATCGATGATTATCATGTGAAGAATCCTTCAAGTGTTGCTTTCTTTTCTGCACTCCAACCAATAGCACTGAGAATAGCACTGATTGGTTCAAGGAATGCCTTGTCAAATTGTGTGTCGTAGTCTATGTATTGATTCAAACCGAACTCTTTCGGGAGGGAAGACATAATGCTAAGAACATTTTGCCGAACAGGATTTGGAGTTTTGAGATAACAAAACTTGATCTTTTCACCGTCTTTGATTGACTCATAACGCTTCTCCAACTTATGTTGCTTGAGTAGATGATTGTAGAGCAGACTGCCTCTTACATGAATGGGAGTGCTTTTCATAAACTCCAACTCATCTCCATTAGTTGTATATTTAGTGAGATCAGTCACGCCACGAGGAAATGCAACTTCCTCAAAGGGTAGAGTGCGAAACTTCTCTTTGAAGTCTGCGATGTATTTCTGTACGGTTGCCTCATCGGAACTCATGATCAGTTTGACTGCACCCTTCAATGCATCACGACAAGACTGTGGTGTCGATGATTTGACAATCTCCAATCCCATCACTTTGAGTTTGGGTTCAGTGTAGCGCACACCTTCGTTGTCATACACATTGAGTGCGTAACGCTTCTTCGCAGTCCAGATGCCCTTGTCAGCGATTGCCTCTCGCTTCATGAACATCTTCTGATCGTATGCATTCATTAGATCAGCAAGGTTTTGATAACTCTTATCGATAAACGGTTCAATCTTCTTTTGAGCAACATCGTCCAAGAACTTGACCACCCTGTCAGTATCAAGGTCTTGTACTCCGTCTCCCTTCGCAAACACTTGCTTAACCAATCGGTCAAAAGTGATGTATAGCGAATCTGTATCTGAAGCAATGACATAATCTTCACCCTCTGTCTTCAATAGTTTGTTAAGGTATTCATTCACTCGTGCTTCGATCCATCGAATGGACAACTGCCCACTCAGCGTAATCGACTCTGCCATTCGCACATCAAAGAAACGAAAGTATTGGTTGCCCAACGCACCATAGGCAGAGTTTAACTGAACCTTC